GGAGAAGGAGAACGAAGATGAGTAAACAAAATAACTGTATTAGTTAAGAGGCAATACTTGCCATTACTAACACACCAGTAGTAGGAGATGATAAATATGGATTGGATTATATCATGAGTCTAAAAAGTAAGTGTGACCAATATGATGTAGCAGTCAAGGAGTTGTTTAGTCTTCTTGACGTTACTGAGGAGACTGACGAAGGTAGAGTACACCGACCAGTTCAAATAGTTTGTGTCCGTAGTGATATGTTGATGAAACTTGAAGCCGTCTTGGCTACATTGAAAAGCACAATGGAGGATAAAGGATGAAGTTTATTCAACACCAAGATAATGGAACAAAGATTGAAATAGAAATGCTAGAAGGATCAACATTAGATGATGTGCTTGGAGAGTTTCAAAACTTTCTTCGTGCTTGTGGATACACAATTGAATATAATCAAGTGCTAACAATAGAGGATATAGACTACTGCAGAGAGGATAAATCCAATGACTAAACGTATTCCCATGAAGGGTGGCGATGAATATGATGGCCTCACTAAAGCACGTAAGTTTTACCTGTGGAAAGCTGGTCATTTGAAGAGGATTAAACGAGCCTACAACAAAAGATTCCGTAAACATAATAAGGAGAATAAAAATGAGTAGTGTACTGGATGACGATAACTGGCCACTTGAAGCAGACTTCAGTGATAACATGATAGTAATCAGCCCTGTTGTCAGGCCTATGACACAAGATGAACGTGCTAGGGCTAAAGTTAGAAAAGATACTAATGGCCTAAAACCTTGCGTTAGCTGTGGTAACCCTGCTAAAGACGTGTGGTGTCACTTCTGTATGGGAGAATAATAAAATGAGTATGTGCGGTGAAATAGAAACTGTAGAAAAAGAAATCTATGTGTTACAACTTCAATTATTAAAATTAAACAACAGATTAAAAGCCTTAAAAAATGAGTGAAGTTGATCTGGCTGGTATACTAGGTTTTATCGCCGGAATAATAGTAACTGTAATCATAACCTATATACTTTGTTAAGGAGAAAACTATGATAACCCAAGATGATATCAATGGATTCAAAACTACTGTTGTAAAAGACAGTATAAAAATAATAGAAATTGTGGAACATGAAGATGGTTCTGCTTACTTGTCTATGGAAATGGATTCCAGTACCTACAGTAAGATCTTCGGCGTAGGTTTCAATGAACTTATAATGAGAGGATTAAGCGATGACAATAAAAAATAGCAGTGAAAGACTAGAATATGAAGAGAGACTTAGACAAGATTTAATTATGGAAGAATACTACAAGTTAAAAGCAGACCACCCTGAACGAGATACAGAAGGTCTGCTAATACTTGCTGCGGAAACAATCCGCGAAAAGAGGAATAACTATTGACTCCAGAAGACTTGATATCAATCACACTAGATAGTATGTTAAACGAAACCACGTACTCCCCTTTAACTTTAGCCTCTTACCCACCGGAAGGAGAAATCGACTGGGCTAAAGAATTAATAACTCAACGTATAGAGGAACTAGACCTAATACCAACCGAAGAAGAACTCTATACTCTAATGAAACTCAGAATGAAAGTGTAAAACAATGGATGCCCAACTAAAAATAAGTAGATCCTTAATAAAGCTTGTAAGCAACAGGGCCTTTTACGGTTCTTGCGCCCTGCGTCTTAACATAATTGAAGACGAAAACACACAAACTATGGCCACAGATGGTAGGTCTATCTTCTGGGGTCGAGAAGCGGTAGACAAGTGGACTGAAGAGGAAGTAGAAGGTGTGCTTGCCCACGAAGTACTCCACGTTATACTCATGCACCACCTACGTAAGCAAGATAGACTGCATAAAAAGTGGAACATTGCTACTGACTTCTCTATAAATGAAACCCTGAATGAAGATGGATTTAAACTACCCTCAGATGCCTTGTTTGACAGAAATCATCGTAATAAAAATGCAGAAAAGGTATACGATGATATAAAAGATCAGTACTACGAAGACCCTACGTGGGGTTACGTAATGGAGATGACAGATAAAGAAGGTAATCCTGTCACCGGTGATCAAAAAGATAAAGCTATCGATGATGTAAATGAGATGATTGCTGCTGCTGCCAGTGCCGCCAAGAAAGCAGGGCAGGACTTACATGGTAACATAGAAGAACTTGTTCAGAATCTAGGTAAACCTAAAGTTAACTGGCGTTCCTTCATACGTACCACTATAATGAGTAACAAGCCAGAAGACTACTCTTGGTCTAGACCTAATCGTAAACTCTTATCAGAACTAGACCTCTACACACCTCGCATGGTTTCTACTGCGGTAGGACCTATTGCGGTAATCTTAGACACCTCTGCTTCTGTCTGTAAAAGAGCACGAGAAGCCTTCTTAGCAGAGCTACAGTCTATCAACGAAAGTTTAAAACCAGAAGCTACTCATGTAATCTGTGTTGATACTGATGTAGCGAACTGTTATAGCTTTACTCCCAACGACAACATAACTGAACTACGCCTCTCTGGCGGTGGTGGTACTAATATGTCTCCCGGTTTCAAATATGTTTTAGAGTGTTTACCTGAAACAGAAACCTTACTATGTTTTTCTGACTGTGAGTTTCACTCTTGGCCGGAAGAACCAGCACTACCCGTAATCTGGTTGTCAACCAACAAAACAGACAATCCTTACGGTACACTTGTATCAATCGAAGTCTAAGAAAGGGCTACAAAATGTTTAAAAATTACAACTCAATCGCAGACATAAAAGCACCAATCAAAACAGAGGAAAAACAAGCTCACTTGCATGGCGAGTTAGTCCACTACCTACACCAACTAAATACAATACTAGTAATAGATGACCTGCAAGATGCCTACAATAAAATAACAGAAAAATTGTCCAATGTATTCATTAATAATAGAAATTACTCGCCCATAAGTGAAGAGTTAAATGCTATGATAACTGAAAAAGCAGACTACTACGCCTACAGCTATAAAACAATGAGATATGACGGTCACTATAGCTTTACCTTCAATAATAACGGTATGGAGTCAGTACGCTCTCACAACAAATCTTTAATCAACACCATTCTCCTAGAGATTGGCAAGAAAGAGCTATACATTGACTACCTCCTCAATGATACTGAAGAAAACAGAGAAAAAGTAAGAGTGCAAGATACTGTGGTAAAGTGTAACAAGTATCTTAACAGCAACTTGGCTGGCTCTGATCTTTACGACTTAACTTATACCAACGCCGACTCCCTTGTCTCAGATAAGACTGTACTCTTCGCACACGATGTTATCTCTATGTCTGACTCTATCAGAACAAAACCACAAATTTACATAGATAAAACTTGGTGTACCAACGTGTATGATAAAAACCTGCACGTGCTAGAATTCGAAGGTGCCCGGGCGTTCACCCTCAAGTGTGAGTGGCTTGATGAAGATGAAGAAAAGTGTATCTATGACACTCAAGTGCTTCAAATAACAGGAACAAGAGATGAAAGACTCCTTGCAAGCCGACAAAGCTGGACCGGTGCAAACAACAATGAAGCTGTACGCAGACTGTTTAGGGTACACAATCTTGCCTTAGCGATAGCGCAAGACGGTAAGTTCTGGGCGCTGGGTACTACTCCTGCAAAGGCTACCAGTACACTAAGACGCAGACAAAAGATGGCAATGATGAATGAACTAAATCTATAGTCCATTATTAAAAGGGAACGCTATTTCCCCCCAACCTAAGGAAAAGCTATGACACGAGATGATATAATACAGCAACTCATGCACGCTAAAACAAGCTTTGATACCAAGTTTTTACTTGATGAGTTATCAGAGTTTGACAAAGATAAAATGACAGTTATCAGAAAAGACTACAATGAAGAGAAAACAAAATTTCATGGTGACTTCACTTCTATGAATGCAGTGGAACAGGATAACGTAATTAATCCTTCTCATTACAAAGTAATCCCGTCAGGTAACTACCCTAACGGCCTAGAGTATATGGATCTTATGACCTATATTCTATCACACCACAACGGTGTTGACTCTCACTTGCTCGGACAGATAATGAAGTACAGTATACGTCTGGGCAAGAAAGATGACAAGCTCCAGGATGCCAAGAAGATACAGTGGTATGCTAACTATCTTGTCAAAATAATAGAGAAAGAGAATGAACTTTAAACTATACTCTCTCTATAACTATAAAGACTTCCCAATAACTTGGGAGGTCTTGGAAGACCAAACAACTGTTATCTCAACAGACCTGTTTGACCTAAACGTTGACCAAGAGGTTAACGATAAAACCATATCAGAAATAGTAGACCAGATAATAGTTGAACTCTACTCTGATATAATTACATTCCATTAACACAAGGATAAATATAATGGCTAATCAAGTAATCGTAGTACGTGACGTAACATTCAACTGGCCTAAGTTAGTTGACAAGCACTCTCCTTTCGGCACACTGCAGTGGGACATCCAAGTAGTCACAAAAGACGAAGCAACTAAGGCTCAACTAGAGTCTGCTGGTGTTAAAATGAAGTCGGGTAACGATGGCTTCTACGCTAACATTAAACGTAAGGCTATCAAGGCTAACGGAGAGGCTAACGAGCCACCCAAAGTTGTTGACACCGATAAAGAAGAAATGGCCCCAAGTAAAATTAAGGCTATGGGTAACGGCTCTAAAGGTCACATCAAGCTCTTCTCCTATGACTGGGAAATGGCAGGTAAGACAGGTGTCTCCGCTATGTTAGTTGCTATGCAAGTTACTGACTACGTAAGCTATGAGGGGGCAGGTGAAGACTTCTAATGCTTAATAAATTAATTAAGATAGAGACCCGGAATGGTCCTGCATGGATCCTCCCACACTACAATACTCCCTACTACGTAACTCAGTTAGCTCAAATTCTTTGGGCTAACCGTTTCGTTAAACCTATCAAGAAAGAAGGTAAGTAAAATGAGTGACTATGTATATACTGCTGGCGCTATGGAGCATGTCAGTAAAGATGCCATGATGGATTGGCGTGAGTATGTTGAACAAGCCCTAATAGAGTTCGATATAAAGTGTTTACATCCCACACGAAGAATGCCTCTTCATCTCAACTCAGAAGAAGATGAACATATCAGTACATATAATAAGCTTAAACGAATTGAAGCTCAAGATATGTTAGATATAAAAAACTCCAGAGTAATACTCGCGGACTTACGGGACAGTATGCCCGGGAAGAAGTGGGGTACTGTTATGGAGGTAGCTAAAGCTAAAGAGTGGAATAAAGTTATTATTGTATTGGTAGATCCCGGACAATTTAAACATCCCTTCATCTATACTTATGCAACAGAGGTACACTATGACTTACAAGAAGCAGTCGAAGCAGTGCTAGACTACTACGATGGAGCTTAACGCGCTCCTGGATACAATAAAGCCATACAAGCAACATGATAGTCAAGGTCATTGGAGAACCCACGAACCTATGAATATATCAGGCTTGCATGGCTTTGTTTATCTTATACATAATGTCGTTGATGGACGATACTATGTCGGTAAGAAAAACTTTCTGCATGGCGGGAAGAAAAATTACACTAGAAAAGGAGTTAAGACACCTAACTATAGATATGGTACAGAAACTAACTGGAAAACCTATACTGGTTCTTCAGCTGAGTTAAACCTAGACTTAGCTAACCACGGTAAAGATAAGTTCTCTTTTACAATGATAAGATTGTATGCTACAAGAGGTGGCTTATCTTACGGTGAAGCTAATATTCAACACAAACTAGATGTGTTGACCATGAGGGATTCAAATGACAAAGCTAAGTTCTACAACGGAAACATCGCAGGAATCAAATATATCCCCAAAGAATTCGGAAGATCCGCATGATGCATCAGATCACTGGATTATACCTTTAAAAGAAGAGAGAAAACAAAATGAAATTAACAAGCAAAGACGTGAAAATAATCCGTAAACTATCTCGTGATGGTCGTATACCACAATCGTATATCAGCTCATGCTACAACGTCACACAAGCTATGATATCTTATATCAAAAACAATCATCGTCGTCAAGGAGTACAATAAGATGTTAGAAGCACTATTCATTTTCCTAGTAATAGGTAATATCGCTGTTGGAGTCACAAAAGAAGTAGTAATTCCTGTCGCCAGTAAAGCAATTGAAATTACAGCCCCTGTAATTGAAAAGGCAATAGACTACGTGTCGCCTAAAGAACCTAAAGAATAAAAAACACTACTCCTAGCTCAACTGGATAGAGCAAGTCACTTCTAATGACTAGGTTGCGGGTTCGATTCCTGCGGAGTAGACCACTTAACTTAACCGAAGGAAACACTATGACAATATATGCGTGGGACATCGAAGCGAACGGCTTCCAAGATGTAGCGGACACAATATGGGTTTCAGTAATGCGTAACTTAGATACTGGAGAACGACATGTCTTCAGTGACCATGATGACCAGTACCCTAATGTAACTGAATCATTTAAACTATTCGATGAGGCCACCGGAATCATAGCGCACAATGGTATGCGTTATGACCGTGTAGTCTTAAAGAAAGTAACAGGTTATGCTATAGATCGTAATAAAATTATTGATACAGTAATTTACTCACGATTAAATGACTTCCATCGTAAGAAAACAGGGCGTAGACATAGCCTCAAAGCCCTTGCTATACAGGCGGGGGAAGAACAAAAGTTAGACTATGATGGTGGTTTTGATAACTACTCTGCTGAAATGGTAGAGTATTGTATTGCAGATGTTGATGCCAACATAGCAGTATATCAAATGCTTATGAAAGAATATAACAATATACTCAAAACCAACCCTAACTATGATGATGCAATAAACATTGAGCATCAAGTAGCTTACTGGTCCAGTGAACAGGTAAAAAATGGTTGGCAAATAAACGAAAAACTTCTTAACACTACTGTAGATAAAATCAAGGAAGAAATGAATGAGATTGAACAAAGAGTTGAGCCAACCCTCGGTACACTTACCATCACAATCGACAAGGAACCAAAAACCGCTAGATATAAGAAGAACGGAGAATACACCGCCGTTTCTGCAAGGCTCCTTGGCGACTATCTTGGGCGGTATATTGATGTTTCTGATTCTCTGGGCAGTAATCCCCCAATAAACCCGGGAGAAGAATTTCAGCGTAAAGAAACAGTTGAAGCCCGTCTAGGTAATCAAGAAAACCTTAAAGAATTTCTTTATACTCTTGGTTGGGAACCTACTCAATGGAACTGGAAAAAGATTAACGGGGACTTTGTTAGAGTAAGCCCTAAGTTAAGTACAGACAGTCTCACTAAACTAGGTCCTGTCGGTGATGACATCGATCGCTACTTTACTCTGAGAGCAAGACACAGTATACTTAACGGCTGGAAAGAACACATCCATGACGGTAGGTTATACGGTGATGTAATCGATATAGGTGCTGCTACAGGTAGACAGACTCACAAGATTATTGCTAACATACCGTCACCTAAAGCAGCTTACGGTTCAGATATTCGTTCTATGTTTGTCTGCCCTGAAGATAAAGTCCTTATCTCTGCTGATGGCGCTGGTTATCAAGCCAGAGTTGTAGCACACTTTGGTAGAGATCAGGAGATGTCAAATGAAATCCTTAAAGGAGATATACACCAGAAAAATGCTGATGCTATTAACTGCACTAGAAACGAGGCTAAGCCTTTCTTCTTTGCCTTTCTATTTGGTGCCGGGGGCAATAAACTCGGTACTATCTTAGGTCGCTCTGCACAAGCGGGTAATAAAGCTAAAGATGCTTTCCTTAGTCGTTGGCCTGCCTTAGCTGCCTTAACAGAACAAGTAAAAAACGTAGCAACACAACGAGGCTACTTGCGTGGTCTCGATGGTCGTAAGATATACACAGAAGAATCCTACAAAGCCTTCAACTATCTAATACAAGGCACAGAAGCTATCTTAATGAAGAGAACTATTGTGCGAATCAACGAAGCCTTCGAGAAAGAAGGTATTGACGCTAAACAATTATTGTTCTACCATGATGAATGCACATGGGAGATCTCACCCACCGATACTGAAAAAGCAGAAGCTATTATCCGCAAGTGGTTTGTTGATGCACCTAAGGAACTTGGTGTGACTATCATGGAAGCAGGTGACTGTAAAGTAGGTAACGATTATTTGGAGGTACACTAATGCCCTATATTAGTAAAGAAAAAAGAGAAGAACTGTTTAACCGTGATCCAGAAAATGCGGGTGAGCTTCAATACTTAATTGCTACAATGATAGCTGACTACCTTACAGATAAAGGTGAATACACCTATCAGACCCTGAGTGAAGTTATGGGGGCCTTGTCTGGTGCTCAACAAACGTTCTATCGTAAAGTAGTTTCTCCCTACGAAGAAACAAAGGAGATCATAAATGGCCACATATACTGATAAAGTATACAATGTGACCATGTATACAATAGATAACTGTGAATTTTGTGAGAAGGCAAAAAACTTATTGTATTCCATGCAAGACTATGTTATACATGAGGTCAATCTCACACAAAAACCAAGCATCCGTAGTACTGTCAAAGAAAAACTGGGTACTACTGTTCCTCAAATCGTAATTGACGGTAAACATATAGGCGGTTATCAAGAACTTAAGGAGTACTTTGATAAATGGAACTCATAGAAGTAATGTATACTTTAATATTGCTTAACATATTTCAGGCCTATCAAATATGGCAGTTACAAAATAAGAATGAAGAAATCCTAGACTTAATCGTTGGACTACACTTAGGTGATATAACAATAACAGAAAAGGAAGATGATGATGAGTATTAATGTTTACATCGACGGAGACATTCTAGTATACCAGTCTATTTGGAGTGCTACTAGTACCAAAGACATTAAGAAAAAACTAGATCAAACCATTGCCAGTATAATGTCTGAGTTAGAAGGCAGTACAGGTAAGATTGCTATCAAAGGCAAAGATAACTTCCGCAAAGAAGTTTACACTGAATACAAAGGTAACCGTAAGAAAGAACTTACTGAACAGGAAAAAGAATTCTTTGCCTACGCCTATAGTTACTTAGAAACTTCTTGGGATGCCGTTACCGCTGATGGCATGGAAGCAGATGATCTTCTTGCTATCTGGAGTACAGAAACTCCAGGTATCATTGTTAGTATAGATAAAGATTTGCTTCAAGTACCAGGACTTCACTATAACACTCGGAAGAAGGAGTATGTACACATGAGTGAAGAAGAAGCCTCTCTACTCCTGCATACTCAAGTACTGATGGGTGACTCTACTGATAACATCCCGGGGCTTAAAGGTATCGGTAAAGTTAAAGCAGCCAAGGTAATGGAAGGTGTATCTATGCCCCAACACTTGTCCACCGTAAAATCTTTCTGGCAAAAATACTTTGGCAGGGGGTGGGAAACAGATCTTCAACTCAACATGGATTTAATTTATCTCAGGAGAAGTATGGATGATCGATATGACACCCGAACAGGAAAACGATTTACTGTACAACTACGGGATAATAGTCGAAAGGGACTGGAACAACCCCAAACTGTATCAGGCAACAATGATTCTTGGCTGGATACACGCAGCAACAACAGCGTCAACCAAGACGGAAGCAGTGTACGATCTAAAGAAGCACATAGTTTCTGAAGTACCTTGGTTGAGTTCTGCTCTGACAGTAGAACAATCTTTTGAACAGTATATGATGTATAAAAAGCTAGGAGTATAGCTGATGGGTAAAATATTAAGAAAAACTGAGTGTGATTCTTGTGGTTCTAGTAATAACCGCTGTGAATATGATGACGGTTCTACTTGGTGCTTCACACCTGATTGTGCAAGTAATAAGAAAGCCTTTAAAAACGTAGACAAAGAGGAGAGTAATGTGATATCTTTTGACTCACTGCCCTTCGGTACCTCTGCTGAAAGAAATATCTCTGTAAAAGTATGCGAGATGTTTGGTGTTAAGCGGGAAGTGTCGTCTTCTGGGGGTACCAGTGCAGTATACTACCCTTACTTCGAAAACAATGTCTTAGTAGGTAATAAGAAACGTTTGTTCCCCAAAGACTTTCGTGTAGAAGGCAAGCTACCTGCTACCTTGTTCGGCCAGCATGTCTTTCCCGGCGCAGGTAAACGTATTGTAATCACAGAAGGTGAAGAAGATACTCTTGCGGTAGCCGAAGCCTACTCTAAGTACGGTACAGGTGTAATCTACCCAGTAGTATCTATACCTTCTGCCTCCAACTTGAAGGCTGTTGTAGAAAACAGGGACTATCTTCGTTCTTTCGAAGAAGTAATTCTGTTCATAGATACAGATGAAGCCGGGGACATTGCCGTAAACAAGCTAGCTAACGTTATCGGCTTTGATAAAGTTAAAGTAGCTCGTACTAAGTTTAAAGATGCCTCCAAGGCACTAACAGAACTAGGTCACATGGGTGTACTCAGAGGTATCTGGGATGCACAACAGTATAGCCCTCAAGGTATCTGTACTGGTGAAGATCTCTGGACTAAGTTAGTAGAGTACAACGATGTAGAGTCTCTACCTTATCCTGATTGTTTCTCTGGTCTTAACGATAAGATTAAAGGTATGCGCATGGGTGAAATAGCTCTATGGGTTTCAGGTACAGGTGCAGGTAAGTCTACTATGTTACGTGAGATTGTTCTTGATATCATAGATAAGACAGAAGATAAAGTAGGTATAATTGCTCTTGAAGAAAGTCCTGCTGAAACTACTCGTAAGCTAGCAGGCATGGTAATCAAGCGTAACCCTGCTGCAGAAAAGATTGAACTAAAAGATCTTCGGGTAGGCTTCGATACATTTAAAGATCGGGTGTTAGTGTTAGATCATTGTGGATCTATGTCTAACGGTATTATATCTCAACTAGAGTACATGGCTTTATCTGGTTGTAAGTATTTGTTTATTGATCACATCACTATCCTTGTGTCAGAGGGTTCCGCTGGGTTAACAGGCAATGAAGCTATAGATAAGGTGATGAATGATCTGCTGCGTATCTCAAAACAACACAACGTGTGGATCGGTCTGGTGTCTCATCTACGAAAGATGTCTACTACAGGACAATCCTTTGAAGAAGGAAGACTCCCCACTGTTGATGACATCAGAGGTTCGGGTTCTATTAAACAAATCTCCCACGACATCTTAGCTTTCTCTCGTAACATTACTGCTGAGAAAGAAGATGATCGCAATACCATTACACTATCAGTGTTAAAGTCTCGCTACACAGGAAAAACAGGTCCTGCTGGTACGTGTAAGTACGACTACGATACAGGTAGACTACATGACGGACTGTATGATTCTATGCTGGGTAACCTAGGTATATAATTGTAGTCCATTATTAAAAGGGAATAACTGATGGAAGATAACATGAAAGACCCTCTAAATGAAGTGGTGGATTATCTAATAGAAAAAGTCTCTAAGGTTAATATGAATAACCCTAAAGCAAATAAAGGTGCACAAATACTTAGGACTATTTCTAAGTATAAGGATAACATCCCGGGTATTGTACAGGTAGCTTTCGATAAAATGTCTTCTAACTTTACCCGAGAGTACCCGGAGCAGCCTGTTGGTCTAGCTAAGACTACTCAAGTTAGTGTGGGTATAGGTGAACATGTCTTTACTAAATACTTCGGTGTCAAGTGTAGTTTCCAACAAGCAATCCGTACAGGTGATCTTGTGCTTGAAGCCTACGTACAGTCAGGTTTCATTGTGGTCAAAAGAGCAGAAGGGTTTGGTGCTTATAACGCCCAAGCTCCCTACATGATCGAACCAACAAGTCGCTGGGAGGAGATAGGTGAATTTAAACTAATTGAAAGCAAAGGACTACTTGTCTACACTGTAGATGAGATGCCAGAAGATATTAGTAACATTATGCAACCTAAAAACTACCCTCTAATTAAACGTTGGGGTATTGCTGCTCCTCAATCACAGAGAGATGCCTTCAATAATATATTTATTGACTCTCCTTTTGTAAGAGCAGTTAATAACTTGCAACAAACCTCTTGGAAGATAAACCCAAAGGTACTTGCTATTTTACTTGACCGGCTTGACGACATACTACCCAAAGATATTCCTATGTACAGTAATGCTATACCTAAGAGCCTACTTAAAACTGCCTATGAAAAGTATCAAAAGAAACCTACTGTAGGTAACAAGGCTGCGTATAACCTTATCGCTAAAGAGTGGGAAAAGACTCTGCGTCCCCTTCAGGTAAGAGCTAAACGTGCTGAGATAAAAACAACTATAGGTAAAGCTAAACAACTGGCTGAGTGGGATAAGTTTTACTCTCTGGTAGATCTAGACTACCGAGGTAGAGTATACTACAAAGAACCCTACATGAACTACCAAGGCAACGATATTGCTCGAGGTATAATGTCATTCAGTGAGAGTAAAGAAATTGATGATGAAGGTAAACGTGCTTTAGCTATTCATACTGCCAACTCTTACAATGAAAAGTATAACGTAGATGAAATACCTGACTGGGTAGAAGAAGACTATTTTTCTATGCTCACAAAAGAAGGTATCGATACTATAAGTGTAGATAAGTTCTCCCTTGAAGACAGAATTAACTGGTTTAATAATAACTGGGAGCTTATAGAAAGCACTGCAGACAACGGTACACTGCATGACTGTGAGAAAACAGTAGTGTTTCTTGCTTGCTGCCTAGAATGGTGCGACATAGCTGACATGGAAGACAAGGGACTTGTTCCAACTTCCAGTATACCTGTAGCAATAGATGGTACCTGTAATGGTTACCAACACTCTGCTGCTATGTCTCGAGATGATAAAACAGGCAGGTTAGTTGCCCTTGAAGATAGCTCTGTACCTCATGACCTCTACGTTAAAGTAGCTAAGAAAATAGTTGAACTAGCTCCAGACTTCTTTACTAACAGAGCAATGTCCTACGCAGAGATACGTAAGTTAATCTCTAAAAGAGCTACCATGACTCGTGCCTACTCTGCAGGAGCACAAACAATTGCTGAGTCAATGTACTCTGATTGTGTTCAGGCAGGAGCAGACGAAGAGTATAACATTACTCAAATTGATTGTGATGAGTTATCAGTACATATACTTAAAGCGATTGAGGCGGTATGCCCAGGCTCTCAGACCACTATGAAGTTCTTACAGGACTTAGCCCAGTGGGAACTAGGTACCTTCGAGTATCAAGATAGTTCAGGGAGTAAAGTATCTCATGCGACTATAAGTAAGTATAAGAAGCTTGCACGGTTAGCTAACAAAGAACAGAGAGCAAATCCAAGTACAGAGAATACTCTTGAGTTAAACAAGATTAACTCTAAGATATCTGAGTGTAAGCTAATCCTAGTTAAGGGTCATGCCGGAGAAGATATCCGTTGGATGACCAAGTCAGGTTTCCCTGTTATCTACAAGGTAAATGCTACACGGCAAGACACCTGTAAGTCTACCTTGCGTGGTGTTATTGGTGGTGCTTCTAAGCAACCTGGTCGTATCAATCATGTCGCTAAGATATACTTAGAAACAACAAACAGAAGAGAAGCCAGTGCAGGTATCTCTCCTAACTATATTCACTCACAAGATGCTACTCACATGGCATTAGTGATAGATGAATTCGGAGTTAACTTCGGTGCAGTACACGATAGCTTTAGCTGTCATGCCTCTGACGTTAATAAATTAAAACAATTAACACAAGATAAATTCGTTGAGATGTACAGTGACGATAACCCCTTGGAAGCAGTCAAAAGATATATAACAAATAATGACTGCGATATAGAAGTGCCTGAGCTAGGTAATCTAGAGATAGATAAAGTTCTTAGCTCACGTAACTTCTTTTCATAGGTGAAACATGAAAGATAAAACCCACTACAATTGGTTTGCGTTACGCGACAGGTATCTTCTTACCCGAAAGAAAGAACCTATGATGACTGATGAACGGTATTGTGAAATAGAAGGTATAGACCCTTCTGTCTATGCTTACAACAAAGATAACATGAGAGAGTACTTTATCTCTAAACAAGATAACCCTACTGATGGTGCATTACAGTATGATCTGTTCTTAGCTCACAACGGTATACTAAACAAAAAAGAATACTAAACTTAACCCAAAAGGAATATGACAATGATATTTATCGTGATCTTAACACTAGGCACAGTAATAGGTACAATCATGGACATGAATACAATGGTGGTAAAATGAAAAACTACAACAAAGATGCCCTTCGTGGCGGAACTACGACAGATCAAGAGTGGCAGTCACAAATGGCCGAAGTCGGTGTTCACATCCCTGATGAGTTACTCAACTCTGCGAAGGGTGTGCACTACGCTATGAATGAAATTAAAAAGCAAAACATAGCTAA